GTGCTACCCGTCCTAACCTCCGCACAGGTATCTGCGGTGAGCATGGTGGCGAGCCTTCATCAGTTAAGTTCTGCGCAAAGGTAGGCATGAACTACGCTTCATGCTCTCCGTTCCGCGTGCCTATCGCACGTCTCGCTGCTGCGCAGGCTGCTGTAGAGGAATAAAGGAATAGACGTTGATTATAAACGATTTAGGCGGTAAGTCTTGATAATAAAGGCTTTACCGCCTAATTTAGTTTTGGGAGGTCGGAGCATTTAGATACACTAATTGAGTCCAAATGCGCCAATTTGTTTACACCGAGTTTACAAGTTTCAGAAGGGTGTTTACACCTGTTTACACCTGTTTACAACAAAATGCGTATGGCAACATTCAAAGTATGCGTAAGGAAGCAGCGCAATGATGGCTTCTACCCAGTCTATATCCGAGTAACTCACAACAGGGCTATCGGCTACATAAAGACTGGCAAACTTGTTAATGATGCAGGGCTAAGGCAAGGCGAGGTGACAGACCCCTATGTGATGAAGTTCTGCTCAAACCGTATTGTGGCATACGTCGAGAGGCTGAATAAAGTCTGGGCAGACCATTGGACGCTGAAAGACGTGCTGGAGTACATTCAGCAGGAAGACGAGGATATCTGCTTCTCTGACTATGCACGACTGCACCATGACCGCATGATAAACAATGGGCAGGTGCGTAATGCCCGAAACTACGAACTGGCATATCAACACCTCGAAAGGTATGCAGGCACCACGAAGGTGATGTTCTCTCACATGACATCTGCATTTGTGAACGCATGGATCGCTACACTCACGAAGACACACAGAGCGAAGGAAATGTATCCTGTTTGCATCCGTCAGATATTTAGAGCTGCCATCAAGGAGTATAACGATTATGACACAGGCATTATTCGCATCAAGACAAATCCGTGGATGAAGGTGAAGATACCTTCTGCTGACAGACCAGAGCATATCGCCATAACACCGCAGGCGTGCCGTGCCTTCTTCTCTGCCCCTCTGCCCGAGAGCCGTTACAAGTCGCCATTACCAGAGCTTGGAAGAGACGTTGCAATGATGATACTCTGTTTAGGCGGCATCAACACCGTTGACCTCTACAACTTGCAGAAGAAAGACTACTACGACGGCATCATTCACTACAAGAGAGCGAAGACCAGGGGAAGCAGACGAGACGAGGCATACATGGAAATGCGTGTGCCGCCAATTCTCCTGCCTCTCGTAGACAAGTATCTTGCGGATGGTGACGACCCATGTTTGTTCAACTTCCACAATAGGCACACGACATCAGACAGCTTTGGTGCCAACGTGAATATTGGCATCAAGGCTATTTGCAAAAGCATGGGAATGGAGAAGGAAGATTTCTATTGCGTCTATACCTTCCGTCACACTTGGGGTACCATTGCGCAGAATGACTGTGGCGCAAGCATGGCTGAGGTAGCTTTTGGCATGAACCACACAAGCGGACACACAGTTACCAGAGGCTATGTTGTGATTGACTTCACACCAGCATGGGAGTTGAACGAGAAAGTTGTGGATTATGTCTTCTTCACCGACAAGGATAGCCACCGTCAGCACCACCACGAAGATGTTTCCTTTGAGAAGTTCAGCACCAAACAGATGATGAGGGGAACCGTTTACTTCAAGGGTAAGACGTTAGGCGAAGTGCAAGACATCGGTTTCAGTAACGTGAACGAGATAATTGCAAAGCTGGTGCCTTTCATCCCAGACGATGTGCCAATGAGAAGCATTGTGCAGTTCAAGATTGAGAATTGTGACAAGCAGCAGGTCGTCGTATATGAACGTCAGAAGGGCAAAGGTTTCTGACAACACACAATGGCAATGTCTGAAAATGGCATTGCCTTTTTTCTTTTCAGCCCAACCTCTTACGCACGCACACGCACGCACGTAGGAGTCGTCGTCGTCTTTTTCTTTTTCTTTTTCTTTTTCTTTTATAGGGGGTGTGGGGGATTTTTTTCTTTTTCTTTTTCGTTTTCTTTTTGAAAAAGCATTTGCTTTAAATAAAAAAGCTATTGCTTTCTTAATAAAAAGCATTTGCTTTTCAAAACAAAAGCTATTGCTTTTTGTAAAAGCCAAATTGCAATGTAGAGTTTGCAAAATAGGTATAATAAAAAAGCAAATGCTTTATAAAACAAAAGCAAATGCTTTTCAACAAAAAAGCTATTGCTTTCCGAAATAAAAGCAAATGCTTTATAAATAAAAAGCAAATGCTTTTTGCCTCGTGCGTGCGTACATTATATATGTACTAAAAGGCGAACAGCATTTGCAAGTCCAAAATAGATTTATTTAGAAGGTGGAGTATCATTCTCCTCTGACAGTTCACGCAGCTTCTGTTCGATGGTGATCTTCGTTGCCTTGTTGTTGAAGTCCACACTCGTAGACTGCATCTTCGGCAGAATGTATTGCATCATCTTCTCGGCACACTGGATGCGGTCTTTAGGTTCGAGGGCAAGAAAGTCGGCAGTCATTAGACCACTTTCTTGGTAGTCGCCCAGCATGTCGGAGAGGATTTCCTTTGTGACGGTTGTCACTTTGTTTTGCGTGCCCTTCTGTCTTCCTCCTGTCTTCTTGCGCTTCACACGCTCCTTCATATTCAGTTCTGGAGCTATTGGCAGGTCGTCGTCCTGCTCTTCTTGCACTTGTGCTTGTTCTTGTGCAGTAGGCACAAGTTCTTTCTTCTTTGCTGTGCTTGCCTTCTTTGCAGGCGCAGCCTTTTTCGTGTTCTTTCTTGTAACCATGCGTAAATAAATAAAAGTTATTTGCAAAGGTAGTTCGTTATTTTTGCAGCAGTTATTTATTTCTTTAAACAGTAAACGATATGGGACTCATAGGAGCAGGATTAGGTGCTGCAGGAGCTATCTTCGGTGGCATCAAAGCAAGCCAAGCGATGAGGCAAGTTGCGCAAACCATCGACAAGCAACAGCGAGAGAACCAAGACTGGTACAATCGTCGTTACAACGAGGATGCTACACAACGAGCCGATGCGCAACGTGTTCTGTCAATGACAGAGGAGAGATTGAAGCAACGCAACAAGGCAGCAGCAGGACGTGCAGCCGTCATGGGCACCACCGATGAGGGCGTAGCGGCAGAGAAAGCTGCAAATACGCAGGTGCTGGCAGACGCTACAAGTCAAGTTGCAGCAAGTTCGGAAGCCAAGAGGGATGCTATTGAACAGCAATACCAAGCTCGCAAGAATGAGCTTGATGCACAGAAGATGCAGTTACGTCAGCAGCAGGCACAAGCTATCAGCCAAGCAACGCAAGGCATTACAAGTGTTGCAGGTGATATGGACTTCGGAACTATCAAGTATGGCAAAAACAAGGATAAGGAGTTAAATCTGTAACGATATGGCAAGTACGAAAGAACAAATACTGGGTACTCCTAAAGAGAACACCCAAAGCACGGTGCCCGAGGTAGCCGCACCTCCAGTGCAGAGACCAGTGCCAAATGGCGGTACGGCTCCCACTGGCAATGATGGTAACGAGACGCAAGTCAATGACGGAAGTGCCGTTGTTGGTGCTCCTGCTACTGTCCCTGGTGGTGCTGTTACTCCACCTCCTTCACCTTCTTCACCTGCCAACGCCAACGACGGCACGGCAGGTTCCGCTGTCCCTACATTTGATTGGAATACTGGCACCATGAAAGGAAATGAGCAGCAGCCTATCACGGTTCCTTATGAGCCTGGTAAGGAGCCGAAGGATGCAGTGCCAGTTACCAAGAAGGCTCCATTGCCAACGGCACAGCCGACTCCTGCTGGTGCCCAACCTCCCGAGGCAGCTCAACCTGCAAAGGCTCCAGAACATAAAATGTCATACGTAGAGATGTTTCGGCAGATGTCGCCTTACAAGCCACCAACGGCAGAAGAGCTGGAGAGAGAGCGCAAGAAGGAGAAGCGTGATAAGGTGTTTGCAGCTATTGGCGACGGCATTGCAGCCCTCTCAAACCTCTATTTCACTACGAAAGGTGCGCCAAATGCTTTCGACCCAAGAAACAGTCTTAGTGCTAAAGCAAGAGAGCGGTGGGAGAAACTCAATAAGGAACGTGAGGAGAACGCTCGCTATTACATGCAGGAAGCGATGAAGGCGCAAGCTCTTGATGATGATAGAGATGATAAGGATAGAAGCTATATGTCGAAATTGCAGAATGATTACCGCAATTATCTTCTTAAGTTGTCGGCTGATAACAGAGCTGCAGAGTTGCATGATCTTGATAAGCAACTTCGTCAAGGCAAGATAAATGAGCAGACGTATAAGGCAAAAAAGGCAGAGGTGGAAGCTAAATATGCAGAGGATAACCAAAAGAGCGTGATTGCCAAAAACAAGGCTGCTGCTAAGGCAAGCAATGCTTCTGCTACTAACTCTTACGCTTCGGCTGAAGAACATCGTACTAATGCCCGAGGACGTTTCCAGTGGTGGGACGAGAACGGAAACGTGCATTACGCCAAGACACAAGAGGAAGCCATCACAAAGGCTCGTCAGCATGGAACGCTTGACAGCGAGACTGTTGACACAACCACAAGCAGCGATGTGGTGCGTCGTGGCAAGGTGACTGGCGAGAAGCAGAAAAAGACAACATCAAAGAAGGTGTACTATCCTGGAATTAGGCAGAAACCAGCCGCAAAGCCACAGCCGAAACCAGCCGCAAAGCCACAGCCGAAACCAGCCGCAAAGCCAAATGGCGGCAAGCAAGGTGGCGGATGGGCATCAGGACTGACATTATAACGCAAAACAGAAATCATTATGCCATTAGACAATAGTAAACTAAAAAAAGTGTACGCTACCCTGCAACAGGGTGGCTATAAGCAGGACTACAACACTTTCTTGAAGGGGTTCACTGGGAATGACCACTACGAGAACCGTAAGAAAGTGTATGACCTGCTTTCTGCAAATGGTGCGCAGATTGGCGATACCTATGAGGACTTCATGAAGAAGATGTGGGTGTCGTCTGCTCCTGCAAAGCCAGCTGCGCCAACGACACCTGCAAAGGAGACTCCAACGACTCCAACTCCAACCAATGCAGAGGGAACGCCCCTCACTGAGGCTGTCCGTCAGAAGATGCTGGGGAATGTGGACAATATGATGGCGCAGTCGAAAGCTGGGCTACAGCGTGCCAAGAACATAATGAATTATGCGAAGGCTAATACTGGTCTTCGTACTCCAAGCGTGTCATTAGGTGTAAAGGGAGGCGGTGTGCATCTTGGGCAAAACAGCAAGGTTGTGGAGACGAAACCACAATACAATGCTGAGAGTGGCAAGGTTGAGCGCAGCTACATTACAGAGAGTGGTAATGAATACGAGGAACGTGGCGGTGCAGACTTGGAGCAGAACGCCATTGACGAGGCACGTTTCCAATCCGAACAGCAAGAGGCTTATCTTCTTCGGGAGAAGCAGCGCATTGAGCAGGAGATGAACCAACGAGGCAGGGAACTTGACGCAGAAGCCGTTGATTTCTCTTGGCGAGACATGCCACGAGGAAGTGGCGGTGCTATCCATACCTACAACTCCTCTACTGTCAATGGACGCTTTGCCGACACAAAATACAAGTCTCTGCTTGCCCAACTCAATAAGGTAAATGACGGACTCGCCACTCTTGCGGAAGCCAAGAAAGGCAAGGCAAGCGACCAATGGATTGACGACTCCTCCAACTGGGCATCGAAGAAAGGCAAGCAGTTGCTCGCTTTCGGTGCAGGTGCATGGCGTGGTTTAGCTCATGCCGTAGGCAAGGTGAGCACATGGGACATGGGCATGACTGACATGGCGACTAATGGCGCACTCTATACGGCTGCTGTTGATGCAGACAGAAAAGGTATAGACAATATTAGCAGGGAAGACCGTGATTTACTTGATATTACGGCTTATACCAACGCTATTCAGTCGGAGAACGAACAGTATCTTGGTCGTGGTTACAAGGCAGGACAGGTTACTGGAGAAAGTCTGCCGTTTATGATAGAGATGATGCTTAATCCTGCGTCAAAACTCGGTACAACTGCAACTAACAAACTCATGCGTGAAGCTGTAAAGCGTTACGGCAAGGAGGCGGTGAAGAAAGCAACGAAGAAATATCTTGCAGCCAAGATTGGTACTCGCCTTATGGGTGATGCGGTTGGTTCAATGGCTATGGCAGGCACGACTGGGCAGGGACATGTTACCGCAGACATGTTGAACCGCCTAACTGGCGATGTGCAGTTCAAGGTGGACGACAGCGGTAAGATTGTGTATGGTGGTCGTGAGGGTGCTGAGGACAGTGTGCTGAAAGCCTATATGAAGGCATTTGGTGCACAAACCATCGAGAACCATTCGGAAATGGTAGGTGAATATTTTGCACCATTCCTCGGCAAGGCAGCGTCGCTGACACGCAAGGGTATGGATAAGATTGGTTTGGGCAAGGTGAACAAACTGATTGACGACATTGGCGCAACTAATGCCGCCAAGATGTTAGGTGACTTCGAGAAGCAGACGAAATGGAACGGCACATTCGGTGAGTATGCGGAGGAGGTTGTTGGTAATATAGAGAACGCCTTACTTGTTGGCGACAACACGCTTGATACAGCAAAAGGAACTGGTGTGTTTAATGCAGACCAAAATATTGATACTTTTCTTGGTGTCAGTCTTATGGGCGGTTTCTTCGCTGGTGCAAAGACACTCTCGTATCGTGGTCCGAAGCGACAGGCACTCAATGAAATGTCGGATGCAGGAAAGGTCATTGATAATGCCATTGGTGACAATGTTCCTATAATGGAGAAATGGGGAGGATGGCGCAACACGTTCCTTGTCGGAACCGACGAGGAAAAGAAAACAGCTCTCCGTGAGGTCATGGACAATACAGATCTGCCCATTAAATTCCGTATGGGTGTGCTGAACTTTGTCAAGGCAGCACAAAAGTACGAGGGTATTGTGCGTGCGCAGGAGAGTAAGGTGAATGATGGAGAGCAAGACCCTGTGGCACAGTCCAGTGATGAAAGTTACGACAACGGCTATGACACCACAGAACCCGAAGCCATGAACGATGCCAAGAACATGTACGACTACAAGCGTCAGCAGATGTCTGCTATGGTAACAGACGAGTTTCTTGCAGACTTTGACAACGACCCAGTAGGCACATTGTCGCAAGTCATGGGACGTGACGACTTCTCTGAGGACGAGAAGCAGCTTGCATTGGACTATGTGAACGCCAAAGCGACCTATGACGGCATGATTGACCGTGTAAGAGACGATATAGACAGCCGCATCGAGGAAAGCAACGCTACTGTAAGCAGCCGCACGAATCGCAATGACGGCATGATACACCCTGCAACATTGAAACTGGACGACCGCAAGGTGTATATCGTTGATGGCACCATCAACATGCAGGACGACGGCAGCATGGTTGATGTCAGCAATAGTAGCGAGAGCATCCTCGTGCGTGATGCCGAAACTGGCAAACTGGAGTTCATGAGTCCAAGTGACGTTCTCTCAACTGACGAGTCAATAGACCCAGCCACGGAGAAGGAGGCAGCGCAGCAGGCATTGAGAGAGCAGTATGCGCAGGAGCAGTCAGACCACATCGACGGTGTTCTTGCCTTCAATGTTGGTGACACATACGACCTTACCGACGGTTTCGGTCAGCAATGGTCTGCCCAGATAGTAGCCGATAATGGCGACGGTACTGTGCAGGTGGCGTGGAATGGCGACCCTAATAATATTTCGACCGCACGCAAGGACGAGCTTCAGAGCATGAGAGATAATCACAACCTTGCCCGACTCAATGAGTATGAGCAGCAGCGTGCCGCCCAACGCCAAGAGCAACAGGCAGAAGCCGCAGAGCCTCAACGTCGTACTTATAACCTCAATGACGAGATTACCCTTCGTGATGAAGAAGGTAATCCAGTTCGTGGTTCCATTACCGCAGAGGAGAACGAGGATGGCGAGATAGAGGTTTATACTGAGCAGCCTATCAACGGCAAGCAGGTTCAGTTGCTCCGTCGTGACGAGCTTGACAACATGTTGTTGGAGCAGAACGGTGAAGTTGTGGAGAATGTTCCTTATGAAGAAACACCGAGCGTTATCAATCTCACGGACGATGAGAGCGAGGATAATGCAGAAATTCCAGTGACAGCAGAGGTAGGTGCCGAAGGTGCAACATTGGAACCTGCAAGTGCAACATCAGAAGAACAGCACACCGAAGAAGAGCAACATACCGAGCCTATGCCGATGATAGGTGAAGGTGAGGATGCAGAACCCGACTTTGCAAGTGTTACTCCTCAGAGAGCACATGAGTACATCTTCAATGAAAGTGGACTCGACGAGGAGGACGCAAAGGATTTCATGACTAATAATCTGCGAGCAGCGGAAACAGCGGTAACCAAGATAAAAAACAAGAAGCCCAAGATGGGCACCAGTATAGCCAAGTTCAACAAGGACAAAGCAGAATGGCAGCAGAAGCTCGACGAAGCCAATGCCAACCTTGATTACTGGCAGCAGGTGAAGGCAGAGCGCAATGCAGTTCTTGCCGAGCGTGCAAAGGCACAGCAGGAGGCAGACAAGAAGCAGGCAGAGGAAGCCCAAGCAGCCGAAGCCGCCTATCGTGAGGAAATGGCAAAGAAGGAAGCCGAGCAAGCCGCACTTGGCACCAATACTGTTAGTCCTGCCATTCGTGACAAGTGGAATGCCGCTCCAAAGGTTGAAGGAGCGCAGAACGAGATTGTTCTTGCCAATGGCGAGAAGGTTGCAGGTCGTTACTACCTTGTTGAAAGTGGTGCCGCCACCCCGAGCCATAACAGCGCAAATGGCTTTGCCAAGAGCGAAGGCTTCCCAGTTGACGAGAATGGTGGCAGCGTGAACGACCGAGACTATGAGCGTGACAAGGATGCACAGCAGATTACTCGTGACATAGCTAACAAATATGATAGCCGTGCCATGCAGACTCCTGTTGTCGTGTCGCAAGATGGTGTTGTCCTCTCTGGTAATGGTCGTACAATGGCAGGAGAACTTGCAGCCGCACAAGGTACGGATGCAGAATACAACGAGCATCTGGCGAAATATCCTACACAGTATGGTTTCACGTCAGAGCAGGTGAAGGGTATGCAGCATCCTCGTGTGGTGTTTGTTCCCGATGCCGCTATGCCATACACGGCAGACACCTTCGCAAAGTTCAATCAGCAGGAAATGAAGGGTCAGAGCAAGACCGAACATTCGGTAAAGTTAGGCAAGGTAGTTGACGACGAGACCTTCAACCGCATCATTAGCCTTATCAACCGCTTTGATACTCTTGGCGATTTCTATGCCGATTTTGCAGCAAGCCGTGAAGCTATTGGCGAGCTGTTCAAGTGTGGTGCTATCAGTCGTCCGCAAATGGCAGAAATGGTTGATGGTGACGGTCTTAGTGCCATTGGCAAGGAGACATTGGAAAACATGTTGATAGGTAAGGCTTTCGAGAGCAATCCCGATGCTGTGCGTGAGGCTACCGAGTTCAAGCAGATGCGTCAGACCATTATCCAGGCACTTGCAGAGATTAGCAATAACATCAGTCTTGGCAAGGACTACTCGTTGGAGTCGGAACTTGCAGAGGCTATTGACCTTGTTTACAATGCTCGCAAGAGTGGCTTCAAGGCAGGTGACCGTGTCAGTTCGTATGCACGTCAGCAGCAGTTTGACTTCTATGGTGTGTCTTCTACCGTGGCAGACTACAAGAACGCTACTATGCTGATGATTGCCGACATCTTGAACGACAACCGTAGCACACTCTTAAAGAAATATCTGCAACTGTATAATAAAAACGCAAAGGATGCAGCCAACGGTCAGTTGGACATCTTCAGTGGTACAGTGGCAAGCAAAGAAAGTATACTCAACGACGTAAACGAATTGTTAAACTATGGAACAGAAGAAGAACAAAAGAAAGCAGCTCAAGAAGCCGTCGAAAGGCGTAAAGCAGAGAGCGTGGCAGAAGCTGGTGTTGTCGACAATGGCAGCGAAGGAAGCAAGGAAGACAACAACCAAGTAGAAGAAACTCCTGCAGAGCAGGCTCCAACCAACGAAGAAGAAAGCAAGCCTGTAATGTCTCACGATGAGAAGATGGCGTTCATGCGCCAGTTCCTCGAAGATACAGCAGGTGATATGCGTCTTCTTGATGTTGTGACCGACGATGAGGTACAGAAACTTATCGACCTCTACGATGCATGGGAGGTGGTGAACGACGGCTTGGGCGCAGCCCATGATGCTAACGATGCACTCCTCAATGACAAGAACAAAGCCATTGCACAAAAGGCGAAGGAGAACATTGAGACAGCCGAAAATGCTGCTAATGCCGCTTTTGCCCCAGTGGAGGACTACTACAATGAGTTGCTGAACACCCATAACATCGAGGATGAAGAAGGTGATGCCGACGAAACGGAAACTCCGTCTGCAGAAACACCTCTCTCTGATGCTATATCCGCAGCAGAAGCAGAGACCGACCAGAACCCGACTGACGGACAGAAGGAGGCTGGCAACTATAAGAAGGGTCATGTGCAGGTGGGTACATTCGACATTACCATTGAGAACCCGAAAGGTAGCGTGCGTAGAGGTAAGGATGCCAACGGTAAGGAATGGGAAAGTAAGATGAACAACACCTACGGCTATTTCCGTGGTACAGAAGGTGTGGATGGTGATCACATTGATGTGTTTATCTCTAACGACATTGACGGTTGGGACGGACGCAAGGTATTCGTCGTTGATCAGTACAACCCAGACGGCAGCTTTGACGAGCACAAGGTGATGCTTGGCTTCAATGATGCAGATGATGCAAAGAGCGACTATCTTGTCAACTATGAGAAAGGTTGGGAGAATGGTCGTAGAATTGACGTGTCTGCTGTGAACCTCGAAGACTTTGAAAAGTGGATAGCATCAAGCAAGCGCAAGACAAAGCCTTTTGGCGAGTACTCGTCGGTGAAGAAAGAGACGGTCGGCAACTCCTTTGACGATTTCGTCCGTGATAGTGGAGGTGAGGTTATACCTAATGGCGTAACTCGTTCTAATGTTATCAATTTTGCTGAAAGAGTACTTGAAAAATATCCTTCACACACCGAAAGCTATGACACATACAATGCCAAGCGAACAGATGTTGAGATACCAGCCGACAAGTTGTTCAAATCGGAAAGTGATTGGTTCACTGCAAAGAATGGTAACTCTATTGCCGTGAATGATACACAGGCTAAGGCTTGTTATGAGCTTGTTGCTCACAAAGATGCACAGGGTCATTTGAAGTCTGTGTCTGTAATAAAGTATCATAGCTTTGATAATGCTTTGACAGATGAGGAGGTCGTGGCTATTACAGATGCGATGAAGGCTAATGCTACGGTTGCTCCTACTGTTGAAATTAACGATGCGAACTGGAAGGAGTCGGTTGATACTCCTATTGGTGCTGTAAAGATGGGAGAAAACCAAAAGACTAAACTATTTGCCAAAGGCAGAGAGCAGCAGTATGGTATGCTCCTTGAAACACTCTCTAACCCAGATGTTGTACTCGAAGAAAAGGATAAGGAGCAGAATATGTTCCATGAACGTCCTTCTTCATATCTCTTTGTCAAGACATTCCAAAAGGAAGACGGTTCAAAGTTTGTTCACTTTGAGAGCGTGACGGTATCGCAGGAAGGAATGGAGGTTTCTATCAGTTCTCATATAATTCGTGAGAACCAGTTGAAAAATAAGTTGAAGAGTGATAGGTTGCTTTATAAAGCGACTGCACTCGATGCACCTGCCAATACATCCGCAGAGCAACCTATCGTTGGTGGCAGCCTTTCTTCTGATGGCAAAAATACAGAAAAGGATTCATCCGACCAAGAGAATGGCGTTAAATCGTTCAAAATCACACCTAAAGAGTACACAACCAAGCGTGGCAAGAAGTTAGCGATGCATCTTGTGACGTTTGAGAGCGAGCTAAGTAAGGAGCAGATGAACGCTGCCAAGAAACTTGCAAAGGATGCAAAAGGTTGGTGGAGCAAGGAAGACGGTGGCTTCTTGATGCGAGACATGGAGAGCGCACAGAAACTGGCAGATAGCGTGCTTGACGATGCTGATGCCGTTGCAGATGCGCAGCCAGTATCGCTTACAGACATGAAGGAGGCTGTTGGTGAGCTTAAAGAGAAAGCAGAGTCAGAAAAGAAAGCCCAGCCTTCAAAGACCGATGAAGCTCCTAAAAGCGAGCCAAAGGATAGTGGCAACAAGTTGGTGACCGATGAACGCTATGCAGAGTTGAAGGCTCGTATGCGCAAGAAGTTGGGACAGCTCAATGTTGGCGTAGACCCCGAGATGCTTGCAATCGGTACTGAAATGGCTGTTTACCACATCGAGAAGGGCGCACGCAAGTTTACCGAGTATGCCAAAGCTATGATTGAGGATTTGGGTGAAGCAATTCGCCCATACCTCAAAGCCTTCTACAATGGTGCCCGAGACCTACCAGAGGTTGAAGCCAATGGCTGGAGTGAAGACCTTACCCCATACGACGAGGTTCGCACAATAGACATTGCCAACTTCGACAAGCCTTCCGTTGATGCAATGGCAACAGCAGAAATGGTAGTCAAGGAGCAGGAGGCAGAACAGCAGAAGAACGAGACCATAAAGAAGATAGCCGACGAGCGTAACGCAAATCGCACTATTGATGAGAAGTCTTTCCGTCCTGCCACCGAGGAAGACATTGAAAAGCGAGGTGTCGTTTACTACGATGGCAAACCAACACATATAGCAATGGTTATGCACAGTGGTGAGCAGATTGGTGCAGCTCAATTCAGCAAGCCTCATATTGACCGCATCTATCTGACAAATGGTAAGGAGTGCAAACTTGAAGACCTTATGGTAGAAGATGAGGAAGCAACTAAGAAGAATAAGCCTGCAAAGAAGGCAGAGAAGAAGGCGAAAGCAAAGAAGACGCAGGAGCCATCACTTTTCGGTGAAATTGCAGATACGAACGAAAACCAAAACACAGAAAGCAATGAAGAAACTAACGTACAAGCTCGCTCCTCTAAAGAAGGGGGAGACGGACAACAACGCCAGCAGGATGCGCAGATGGGAGGAAGCGCAGGGAATGAAGCTGAAAGAATTGACGGACGAGGAATGGGTGGACGTGATTCACGTAATACTGAGTCTGACGGAACAGGAAGCAAGGGATTATCTCGACCATCTGAGAGCAAGCAAGATGTAACGCCTGCTGCGAAGAAGAACGTGAACAACAACCATGCGGAACGTGGCAAGGACTATGCTCCAAAGGGTGCAGATGCTCGTATAGATGCGAACATCAAAGCCATTGAGTTAATGCAGAAACTGATGCAGGAAGGCAAGCAAGCCACACCTGCCCAGATGAAAGTGTTGCGCCAGTTCAGCGGTTGGGGCGGTCTTGGCAAGGCATTCGTCGAGAAAGACGATTTGAGCAATCCTACCGCCAAGCGTTTGAAAGAGCTGCTTGGGGATGAAGCCTACGCACAAGCCGAGATGAGCCGCAATAGTGCCTACTACACTCCTGCAAGTGTCATTGATACGATGTGGGATATAGCCCGAGCTTTAGGTTTCAAGGGCGGCAAGGTGCTTGAAGGTTCTGCAGGTATCGGTAACATCATTGGTGCCATGCCTACCGACATGAGCGAGCGCAGCAATATTCAAGCAGTGGAGATAGACGAGACAACAGGCAACATACTGTCATTGCTCTATCCCGATGCAAAGGTTGATGTGCAAGGCTTCGAGGCGACAAGAGTCCCTAATGGCAGCGTTGATTTAGCAATCACCAATGTGCCGTTTGTCACTGGACTTCATGTAAATGACGAGACAGGCGACAACGACCTTTCAAAGAAGTTCCGTGACATTCACGACTTCTGCATTGCCAAGAACGTGCGCAAGCTCCGTGAAGGAGGTATTGGTATCTTCATCACCTCTAATGGTACACTCGACAGCAGTCAGAAACTTCGCAACTGGCTTGTGAACGAAGGCAATGCCGATGTTATAGGTGCCTTCCGTCTGAACAACCAGACGTTTGGCGGTACTGGTGCCACCTCTGACATCATCGTCATTCGTAAGCGAGTGAACGGCAAGAAGTCTGCTAATGCCATTGATGTAAGCACCGTGAGCGCAGAGCGTGCCGCCACCTTTGAAGACCCTAAGACCGATAAGGAACGCACCGTATCAATGGACTACAACAAGTATTTCATTGAGCATCCCGAATGTATGGCAGGTGAAATGCGCTTCGGTTTCGAGAACAAAGACTTCTACCGTCCGACGAGTAAGGCACTCTACCCAGTGAAGGGCAAGAACCAAAATGAAATGCTTGCAGCATGGATGAAGACCTTTGAGGGTATGAAGGAAGATGCAGTTAGCGAGACAACTCCTGCATCATCCGAGTCAGTGTATGAAGACCTTGGGGATGATGTGAAGGAAGGTTCACTCGTTCTTGACAAGGACGACAAGCTCTGTATTGCCCAATACGGCAAAGCCGTGCCTCTTGCAGTCAATGCCAACAAGGTAAAGGGTACTACGAAGGCAGAATGTTTCCGCAGGTACCAGGCGATAAAGGGCGCACTTGCAGATGTACTCTCCTATCAGACCGAGAATGAGAGTGACAATGGTCTGCAGCCGTTGCTTGATAAGTTGAACGATGCCTTTGACAGTTTCGTGAATACCTACGGACACCTGCATAAGAACACCAGTATAGCTTTCTTGAAGAATGACGTGGACTTCCCGACTATCCTTGCATTGGAGAAATACAGCGAAGTTGGCGACAAGAACGGCAAGAAGGTTGAGAAATATGACAAGACCGACATCTTCAGCCAGCGTGTCGTTGAGAAGGAGAAAGCTCCCGAGCCAAAGAACGTGAAGGACGGAATCATTGCCAGCATCTACCAGTATGGACGCATTGATGTTCCTTATATTGCTGACAAGTTAGGCAAGAGTGAGGAAGACGTGAAGAAAGAAATCGTAGAGAAAGGCTTAGGCTATGAGAACCCTGCCACCATGCAGATGGAGGTATCGTATGAATACCTAAGTGGAAACGTGCGTGAGAAGCTGAAACAAGCAGAAGAATCCAATACCGACGGCAAGTATTCTGCCAACGTCGAAGCATTGCGCAAGGTAATTCCTATGGATATTCCTTCTCACTTGATAGAGTTCACTTTGGGTAGCTCATGGGTAGACCCCAAGTTATATACAGACTATATCAAGGAGCGTACCGATGTAGATGTTCAGCTCACCAATGTTGGCGGTACATGGTTTATGAAGACCCCATACTACACCAGCTACGAGAAGAACAAGGCTATGGGCGTGCGTGGACAGGTGGTGCAGAAGCTAATACTTGGCACAGACCTTATAGAAGCAGCGTTGCAGAACAAGACTATCACTGTCAGCGAGACACATACTGTTGGCTATGGTTCCAGCAAGACAACTGAAACTATTACTGACAAGGAGGCAACACAGGCATGTTCCGCAAAGATAGACGAGATAAGAGCCGACTTCAAGGAGTGGGCACGTCAGAAGATGCAGAACGATGCCGACATGTCGGAACGCATAGAGCGCACCTACAACGAGCAGTTCAACAACTACGTTCCTCTTACCATCAGCGACGAGTTTGTTCCAGAGTATTTCGGTGGTGCCAACCATAAGTTCAAGATGCGTCCTCACCAGGCAAAGGCTATCATCCGTGGTACGATGCAGCCGTTGTTGCTTGCCCATGAGGTTGGCACTGGCAAGACGTTCACCCTCATCAGCACCGCAATGGAGATGCGCAGACTCGGCACAGCCAAGAAACCAATGATTGTTGTACAGAACGCTACCGTTGGTCAGTTCGTGGCAAGTGCAAAGGAGCTATACCCTAATGCAAAGGTGCTCACATTGGAAGACAAAGACCGAGACAAGGAAGGCAGAAAGAATTTCTACGCCAAAATCAAGTACAACGATTGGGATATGATTGTTGTACCCCAATCGGTATTTGAGCGCATCCCCGATAGTGAGGAGCGTCAGATGCGTTTCATCCAAGACAAGATAGATGAGAAGATGATGGTGTTGGAACAGATGCGTGAAGCCGACTCCGACAATGACAGAAATCCGATCATCCGTCAAGCCGAGAAGGAAATCGAGAAATGCAAGGACGAAATGGGAGCCTTAGCAGAGGCGTTGGCAGGCAAGCGTAAGCAGCGTGACGGCAAGAAAGAAGCCGTTGCAAAGCAGAACGCATCCGTAAAGGCAAAGGAAATGCTTGACCGTCAGACCGACGACGTGGAAGACTTTGACGATATGGGCATTGATGCCCTTCTCATTGATGAGGCTCACGAATACAAGCATCTTGGTTTCGCTACTGCCATGCAGCGAGGAGTGAAAGGTATCGACCCCTCGTTCTCAAAGAAGTCGCAAGGCGTGTATCTGAAGACCCAAGCCGTACTGGAGAAGAACAATGGACGTAATGTTATCTTCGCTACTGGTACACCTATCAGTAACACAGCAGCCGAGATATGGACGTTCATGCGCTACTTGATGCCAGCCGACACAATGAAGGCATACGACATCTACTACTTCGACGATTTTGTGCGCAACTTTGGTAATCTGACACAGATGCTGGAGTTCAAAACAAATGCAAAGTTCCAAGAAGTAAACCGCTTTGCAGGTTATGTGAACCTTCCCGAGTTGGTTCGCATCTGGTCGAGCGTTGCTGATACCGTGCGCACTGATGAAGCGAAAGCAGTAAAGGACAATGTTCCCGACATTGAAGGTGGACAGGCGCAGGACATCTATCTTCCTCAGACTCGTGCTCTACGCAGCATCATGAAGTTTGTAAAGGAGCAACTCAACGAGTACGACAAGATGAGTGGCAAGGAGAAGAAGGAGAACAGCCATATTCCTTTGACCATGTACGGCATAGCCAAAGCAGCAGCCGTTGATGCTCGTCTTGTTATGGCAGATGCCGAGGATGATAAGAACAGCAAGACCAATGAAGCCGTGCGTCAGACCTTACGCTCTCTCAAAGAGACCGCTAAGTATAACGGCACCGTTGCTCTGTTTGCCGACAACTATCAGAACAAGCACAGTGGTTTCAACCTCTACGAGGACATCAGAAAGAAACTGATTGAGCAAGGTGTGCCAGCCGAGCAGGTGGTAATCATCCGTTCTGGTATGTCTATCAAGAAGAAGCAGGATATCTTCGACAAGGTGAACCGTGGCGAAATCCGTGTGATTATGGGTAGTACCTTCACACTTGGTACAGGCGTGAATATTCAAGAGCGTTTGCACACCCTCATACACTTGGATGCATCAAACCGTCCAATGGACTACACTCAGCGCAATGGTCGAATTGCACGTCAAGGCAACCTGCATAAGGTAATGGGTATTCCAATCCGCATCTTGCGTTTCGGTGTGCAGGACTCACTCGACGTTACCGCATATCAGCGACTGAAGACTAAGGGAGCCATTGCCGACTCAATCATGAAGGGCAAGTCGATGTTGCAGAACAGCATGGAAGACCGTAGCATGGAGGAGGATGAAGACGTATTCGGTGACACCGTAGCACAGCTTTCGGGTAGCCAGTATGCAATGCTGAAGAACCAAGCCGAGCGTGAGGTTCGCAAGTATGAGAGCAAGAAGAAGCAATGGGAAGCCGACCAGACCTACGTCCACAATGCTATTCCTCGTATCAATCGAGAGATTGAGCGTGCTGAAGAAAGAGCAGCTACCGCCCAACAGCAGTTGGATGCCATTGCAGCCGCCTTCGGTGAAAATGCGACACCTGCAATCAAGGTAGGCAAGAAGACCTATGCAGACATCAATGCAATGTCAGACCTTTTTGTTGACCTCAATAAAAAGGTAAACGAGACAGCCGAAGAAATGCGTAAGTCGAGTGGCGAAGATATGCGCACACGCAAGGTAGATGTTCAGATTGGCGATGTCACCTTCACTATAACCACCACCCAGAAGAAGGAGTTGGTGAACCATTATGGTGCAGTGGACACTAAGATTTCACGCAGCATCACCTATTCGTGCCCCGAACTTGGTTTGGAAAACGAGAAAGGCGGTGCTTGGTTCAAGAACGCCATCGAGGACATCTTCGAGAACGTTGTTAGTGGTGACAGCTTCCGAGAAGAGCTAACCCGAAACACCAACTTGGCAGAACGTATGAAAGGCGAACTGGAGCAGGTGAAGAGCCGTGAAGGACAGCCCTTCCAGTATGACAAGGAACTATCCGAGGCATACGAGCATCTTGAAGAGTACACCGAGCTTATGAAGAAGGAACTCGAAGAGAAGGAACAGAAGTATGCCGAAATGGATAGCGAGGTAGAAGCAGCTACTGGAGTGACAGATGCAGACGAAGCCGACGAGGACACGGACGACGACAAGCGTTTCCGTGACTCGTTGCCCGATGCAACAGCAGAGGATAAAGACCTCCGCTATTCACTCCGTGAGCAGACCGCCCCGAAACACACGAAGACCGCCTATGCCGTGTTCATCGTAAAGCAGCATGAGGATGGCAGCGTAACCCTTCATCCAAAGATGATAGCAGACGAGGCAGTTGGCGCACCACCTCACACTTGGCTCAATGCCGACACTGGCAAGATAAAGCGAGACAAGCAAGGCGAGCCAATTCAGAACACAAGAGGCAGAGTGAGCGTGCGAGACGCAAAGGGCGCACCCCTTGCATGGAGACCAGGCAAGCACCTTGCCGCCTATCCTAACGCATCGCAGTTTGCCGTAGAAGGCGACACAAAGGGAGTTCGTGACCGTCTTCCCGATAACGTAGTGTTCTTCGAGGTGGAATATGCAGCCGACCGAGACTATCAGTTGGAAGCGTGGGAGTATGGTGTGAATGGTAACGGCAAGTATGAGCACAGCCAAGCAGGACTACCTTACATACCGAAGGACGGTTATTACATCTACCGCACCAATGCCAACCCGAACATTCCTGCCATGATCATCACTGGAGCCTACCGTGTGAAGCGTGCCCTTACCGATGAGGAAGCGAAGAAACTCAACCAAGAAGCAGGTGGTGACTGGTACGACAGAAAGAGTGGTGAGCCAATGACAGCAGAACGTCTGAAAGAGTTGGGACTTGACGAGGCAGGCTTGCAGCGTAAGGCAGAGACCTTCGACTACAACGAACTGGAGCCAGCTCATGACGAAAGTTCGGTAGCCATGTCAATGCCTGGTTATGTTCGTAGAGATCTCGACTTCACCGACAAGAACCTTCTGAAAGCAATCAAGGAGAACAAGCAGGACGCAAGTTACTACAAGAGTCTCTATGAACAGCAGAAGAAGGACGAACGTCAGCGAGAGCAGACCGCCTTTGAAGACGGACAAGTTCTTCCTATCGAATTGGACTGGAGAAATGGAGGTTATAAGGTAGAAGGACTGAACGCAATCTTTGCCAACAAGGACAGACTTTTAGATGCTTTCCGTACCAAATATGAGAGCTATGTCGCCACCATGACAAGTGACGGCAACAGTATAGAGGTTAGTCCGTGGCGCAGTGTACTTGCCGAGACCAAGAAACCACGTCGTAGAAACGGTAAGCCTACCAAAAAAGAGCAAGCAAAAGCCGCCTTCATAGAACGTGAGACACGCAGAGCCGTGGAAAGCGTGAGTGATGTGGCAAGAAAACTTGGCTTGAATGTGGAGGTGAAGACCGACACCGAGGGACTTACTGGCAGACGTGCCCGAGCTAAAGGTTGGTATGACACGAAGACAGGCAAGATAGTAATCATCCTTCCTAACCATACAAGCGGACAGGACGTTATGCGCACCATCCTGCATGAGGGTGTAGCACACCACGGACTCCGTGAGTTGTTTGGCGAGGACTTCGACACGTTCTTGGAGAATGTCTATAACAACGCCAGCAAGGAGATACGAGAAGCAATCAACAGACTTGCCGCCAAGAACGACTGGGACTTCAAGGTTGCAACCGAGGAGTATCTTGCAGGCATGGCAGAAGATACGAACTTTGACCGTGCGGAATATCAGAGTTGGTGGGGCAAGATAAAGTTCCTCTTCCTCGATATGCTTAGAAAGGCAGGACTCGTTATGAATAGAACCCTTACCGATGCCGACCTTCGCTATATTTTGTGGCGCAGCTATGAGAACTTGAAGGAGCCAGGCAGGTATCGTAGTATTCTTGGCGAAGCAGAAGACATAAGCAAGCAAATGGACTTGAAGGTTGGAAACTTCGCAGAGACTGATAATTCCGCAGCTTCGGTAGCCGATGGTGATAGCTATATGTATCGTGACGGTGATGTAATGGACGAGCGAGACCGAGCCATTGTGCGAGACCGCTACGAGCGTACCATACAAAGCGGTATGTATCAGTTCCGTGAAGCCGTGCAGGACAGTATGTTGTCATTGCGCAGACTGATGGAGCACATTGCAGAAGCCACTGGTGAGAAGGTTAAGGATTTCGAGAACGCTTACATGGCAGAGAACGCCCTAAGTTCAAAGAACCATGCCGAGCAGGACATCTATGGCAAGTTGCTGTTTAACCCTATGCTTGACGAGTTACACAACCTTGCAAAGGAGAACAGCAGCCGTGATGAGGTTACTCGGTACATGATGGCAAAGCACGGATTGGAACGTAACGAGGTCATGGCACGACGAGCCGCAGAGCAAACGGCAATGGACGAGTTAGGAAAAGACTTGCGAGCAGCCGAGCGAGCCGTACAGAACGACCCACTTGACCAAGACGCACTCGATGCCCTTGATGATGTGAAGCAGCGTATGCAAGACCGAGTAGACGAGCTGTATAATGAGAACCGTGAACGTGACTATGGCGGTATCACTGGACTCATGGGCGAAGACGACCTTGCAACAGCCGAGTCGTTAGCCAAGCAGTTTGTCCTCACCTTTGAAGGCGACCACGATGTAGACCAACTCTGGGGAAGAGTAAACGCTTGCACCAAAGCTACATTGGAGAAGACCTACAAAGCAGGCTTGCTAAGTAAGGCAGGCTTCGATGAAATCAACAGCATGTACGAATACTACATACCGTTGCGAGGCTTCGACGCTACCACCAGTGACGAGGTGTATAGCTATCTGACACATGAGAAGAGTGGTTTCAGCAGTCCATTGAAAAAGGCAGAAGGACGTAAGAGCATAGCTGACGACCCAATAGCGACCATTGCAAACATGGCAGATTGTGCCATTGTGCAGGGCAATCGCAATATGATGAAGCAGAAGTTCTTGAAGTTCGCCATGAACCATCCGAGCGATGCCGTCAGCGTAAACAAGATGTGGCTCCGCTACGATGATGTGAAAGACCAATGGGAAGCCGTAACCGCCAACATCGACGAGAACGATAGTGCAGATGATGTATTCGCTAAGACCGAAGCCTTCGAGGAGCAGATGCGCCAGCTTGCAGAGTCAGACCCCGACCACTACAAGCGAGGCAAGGATGCAGCCAACATACCCTACATTGCTCTTGGCAAGAACCTCAACGAACACCAAGTTCATGTAAAAATGGGAGGAGAGGATTATATCTTAACCATCAATGGTAGTCCGAGAGTGGCGCAAGCCCTCAACGGACTTACCAATCCCGACAACGAGAACACAGGTGCCGTTGGTGCAATCTTGAAGATGGGCGAATATGTGAACCGTCAGATGTCAGCCTTCTATACGACTCGCAACCCCGAGTTCGTGTTGAGTAACTTCCTTCGTGATGCGATGTATGCCAACAGCACCATGTGGGTAAGAGAGACACCGAACTACGCCATCAAGTTCAACAAGAACTTCTTGAAGTGCAATCCTGCTATGCTCTATAAGCTATTGCAGAAGCACAACAGCGGAACACTTGACATGAACAATGAAATGGAGCGAGCTTTCCACCAGTTCATGATGAATGGCGGTGAGACAGGCTACACCGTAGTGAAGGACATCGAGAAGCAGAAGAAGCTCATCAAAAAGTATGTGCGCATGAAGGATGCAAGCATCCCTGCCGAAGCAGCATGGAAATTTCTTGGTGACAAGCTGGACGACATCAACCGCAGCGTAGAGAACTGTGCTCGTTTTGCTGCCTATCTTACCAGTCGCCAAATGGGACGCAGTGTAGAGCGTAGCGTATGGGATGCAAAAGAAGTGAGTGTGAACTTCAACAAGAAGGGCGCAGGCAGTACGTTCTTGGGCAAGACTGGTCAGACAAAGTTCGGCAATTTTGGAGCCTTCACAAGCGGAATAGGACGCAGCTTCTATGTATTCTGGAACGCAGCCGTACAGGGTACGACCAACTTTGCGAGTCTTCACAAGCACCATACCGCCAAAGCCCTTGCAATGGATGCAGGTTTGTTCCTTCTTGGTGCTATGCTTGCAGGCATTGGTGGTGGTGACGATGATGATTACTGGAACCTACCTTCGTATGTTCGTCGTAGCAACATCTGCTTCAAGATACCAGGTACAAAGAGCTTCTGCAGTATTCCTCTTGGCATCGAGCAACGAGCCATCTACGGACTTGGAGAGCTATTCAGCAGCTTAGCCAGTGGCAAGGAGCGTATGAGTGGCAAGGAGATAGCCAAAGAAATAGCAGGCTCAATGTCTTCAATGCTACCTCTCGACCTTATGGAGAGCGATGGTGATATGAGTTGGTCAACCGTTTCACCTTCATACGTCAAGCCATTTGTTGAAAACGCCAACAACAAAGACTGGAAGGGAATGCCAATCTACCGCAAGACTCCTTACAACGAGGAAGATCCCGAATGGACAAAGGCAAGTAAGCGTACCAATCAGTTGGTAGTTGATTTCTCAAAGTGGTGCAACGAGGTTACTGGAGGCGACGATGTGAAGCGAGGTTGGGCAAACTGGAACCCTTCTAAGTTAGAACATTTATTTGAAGGAGTCTTCGGTGGAATATCCACCACCGCCAACAAGATGGTTAAGGCAGGCGAGATGGTTGCAGGAAAGCAAGATTTCGACTGGAGCAACATCCTCTTGGCAAGCCGTGTTATCAAGAGTGGCGACGAGAATGCCGCAGCCAAGCGATATAATGCCGAGTACTGGAAGTATTGCGGAGAGTATCGTGAGACCAAGCGACTTGTAGACCACTACGAGAACCAAGACTCAGAAGGTATCATTGGTGCAGCCGAGAAACTTGACTTCATGTATAACTCACCCGAATACGGACGTTACGAGATTGTGGATGAGTATTACTACGATGTAAAGGAACTCAGCGACGAACTTAAAGAGACCACAGACGACCAAGAGCGTAAGGGACTCGAAGCGGAAATAAACACTCTGAAGCAAGAAATGGTGATGCGCATCCGAGCCTTTGACGATGCGAGAAAGAAGTAAGCGTAAATAAATAAAAAGCGTGTGTGACATTGGTGTTGTATATTTGCACACCAATGTTCACACACTCATAAAACAAATAGTTATGACGGAAAGACTTTTACCTATGAGCCGTATCCGAGCGCAAATCCCGACCCTTGATACGGTGGCATACTCAAAGGCTCACAATAGCGGTAGAGCATTTGAGATACTTGCGGAGGCGCAGATGTACTGGAATAACATGTACCTCTTCCGCAAGGACAGAGAGCGCAACAAGCGTTACTGTTATGGCGACCAATGGAAAGACCGCATCAAGGTTGACGGAGAATGGATGACCGAGGAGGAGTATATCAAGCAGCAAGGCAACGTTCCTTTGAAGAATAACCTCATCCGCAGACTTGTCAATACCGTGCTTGGTGTGTATCGTCAGCAAGCAAAGGAGCCAATCTGTACAGCTCGTGACCGTGACGAGCAGAAACTTGGCGAGACAATGAGTACAATACTCCAGTGCAACATGCAGTTGAACCGCATGTCGGACGTGTATGCTCGTACAATGGAGGAGTATCTTATAAGCGGTCTTGCCGTTCATCGTAAATGGTTTGGTTGGCGTAATGACAAGTTGGACTGTTGGACAGACTATGTTCAGCCCAACAACTTCTTCATAGACTCAAACATGCGTGATTTCCGAGGTTGGGACTGCAACTTCATTGGTGAGGTGCATGATATGAGTTACGAGACGCTTCTACAGAAATATGCAGAAAGCCCAGCCGACGTTGAGCGACTTAAAAACATATACTCATGGTGCCATGACCGCCATTTGTTTCAGTCGTATATGCAGAACTTCGGTTACAGCTCAATAAAGAACCTCGACTTCTTTGTTTGCAGCGACAACACACGATGCCGTGTAATCGAGGTATGGCGTAAAGAGAGCAAGCCACGTTACAGTTGTCACGATCCAAACAATGGCGACGTATATAAGATTGACGTTGAGGACTATCACGATATGGTGGAAGTTGTCAATAACGACCGTATGAGACGTGGACTTGAGCAAGGCATGAACATTGACGACATTCCGCTTATCAAAGCCAAGTGGTTTATGGACGATTACTGGTACTACTACCACTTGACCCCGACAGGCGAGATACTTAGGGAAGGTGAAACTCCATACGAGCACAAGAGCCACCCTTACATCTTCAAGGCGTACCCATACATCGACGGAGAGATACATAGTTTTGTGAGCGATGTCATAGACCAGCAGCGTTACACCAACCGCCTCATCACTCTATACGACTGGATTATGCGTGCGAGTGCCAAGGGCGTGTTGCTGTTTCCCGAAGATTGTCTTCCTAAAGGTATGGACATCAACGATATTGCTGATGAGTGGAGCCGCTTCAACGGTGTTATTGCTCTTAAAAAGGGTTCAAAAGCTATTCCGCAGCAGATAGCCAACAACTCAACGAATATCGGCATCACCGAATTGCTGAACCTACAACTAAAGTTCTTCGAGGAGATAAGCGGAGTGAACGGAGCTTTGCAGGGCAAACCAGGCATGAGTGGTATGAGTGCTTCGCTGTACTCACAGCAGACACAGAACGCCACCACCTCGTTGCTTGACCTGTTAGAGTCGTTCAGCCAGTTTATTATTGACGCAGCCTATAAGGATGTGAAGAACATACAGCAGTATTACGACTCGAAGCGTGTGTTCAATATATCTGGCAGAAGTGGCACACAGATAGAGTACGACCCGAAGAAGATTAGAGACATCGAGTTTGACTTGTCAATCGTGGAGAGCACCAGCACACCTGCCTACCGCATGATGGCAAACGACTTCCTTATGGAAATTTGGCGCAGCAACCAAATCACCTTGCAGCAGTTGCTTGAACATGGCGACTTCCCATTTGCCGACGAGTTGTTGCAGAGCCTCAACAGTCAGCAGGAGCAGTTGGAGAATGGTCAGACACCAGAGGCGTTGTCACCAGAGATTATGAAACAAGCACAGCAGGGCGCAAACATGGATGCCGTAAACAAGGCATGGGGCATGTTGCGTCATGCTGCATAATAAATGAACTATCAATCTTCCATATCTATGATAGCAAAGGACACAAAGACAAGAGGAGAGGCTGCATCCGTTCGCAATGCAGCCGCCCTTGTCGTGTCTGAAAACGTAGCCAAGCTAATAGCGTTGAACCGTATGCGCAATGCCGAGATACGTTCCAAGTTCAACCCTATCACTGGTGAGGGCAGCATAGGCGAAAGGAAGAAAATAGAGATAGAAGATTTCCCCTTTCCTGTTCAGTACGTTCCTTTGTCGATGCTAAAGGTGCCACTTGTGCAGCAGCTCTTAGAGGCAGGAAGCATCCGTAAATTCTTGGAGGACTACATGAATGTGGAGTATTCCGAGGAAGACAAGGAAAAGGTAATAGAGCAATTTGTTCGGCTTCGAGCGAAGCACGACTTCGCATTTTGGGCTGCAATGTACGTTTTCATCAAACAAAAAGGAGGTGGTGAGGACGTACATTTTCGTTTGAACCGACCGCAGCGCAAGTTGATAATGCGCTTTGAGCGTCGCAGATTGCAGGGCAAACCAATCCGTCTAATCCTTCTGAAAGCACGTCAGTGGGGAGGCAGTACCGCCACGCAGATATACATGGCGTGGTTGCAGCTCGTACATAAGGTAGGTTTGAACAGCCTTATTGTCGGTCATGTGAAAGATGCCTCTACCGAGGTGAAGGACATGTTCGACAAGCTCATCAAGGAGTATCCTGTAAGTATGCTCTATGAGATGGGCGAAGCCTACAACGAGACAGAACCCAAGATAGTAGGTGTAGGACAGAGTGGTAACATACACCGTATTCCTCAAAGGAACTGCAAAATAAAGGTAGGCACAGCCGAGAAGCCGAACTCTGCCCGAGGTGGCGACTACAACCTTGTACATTGTACCGAGGTTGGTCTATGGGTAACGACAGATGGTAAGACCCCCGAGCAGATTGTGCGTTCGGCTTGCTCTGGTATTCTGTTGAAGCCATACACAATGATTGTGTACGAGTCGACAGCAAACGGTACTGGCAACTTCTTCCAACGAGAGTATGATGCAGCCAAGAACAACAAATCACAGTTTGAGGCTCTGTTTATCTCCTGGTTTGAGATTGAGCAGTATTCGGCTCCCATTGACGACATCAATGCTTTTGCCACCAAGCTATGGGAGAACCGCAACAATGCCAACGCAGCCAGTGACCGTGAGGAGAGCGGCAAATATCTATGGTGGTTGTGGGAGCAGGGTGCAACCCTCGAAGCTATCAACTGGTACATATTGGAGCGCAGCAAGTACACAGATCATGGCGACATGGCGAGTGAGTACCCCAGTGATGATGTTGAAGCCTTTGTTCATAGTGGAGCAAGAGTGTTCGACAAATACAATGTTGAGAAGTTCAAGAAATGCTGCAAGGCACCAAAGTATGTTGGTGACGTGTATGCCGATGGCGACGAAGGCGAGGACGCACTTAGCAACCTCCGCTTCAAAGAAGACAAGCAAGGCTTGTTGTGGGTATGGTCAAAGCCAGATGTTGATGATAAAGAAGAAGTCACCGACCGCTATCTTGTTGTTGTGGATATTGGCGGTAGAGGTAAGAAAGCCGACTGGAGTGTAATCGTAGTGTTTGACCGTCTTAACCAAATGGAAGGCGGCAAGCCAGTAGTAGTAGCACAATGGTACGGACACATAGACATGGATATGTTGGCGTGGAAGGCAGCGCAGATAGCAGCCTTCTATGACAACGCCCTGCTTGTGATAGAAAGTAATACGCTCGAGACCCACGACAAGGAGCGACAGGTGGACGGTGATATGTCTGGCTATATCCTCAACCAAATAAAGGACGTATATAGTAACCTCTATGCCCGTAAGCAGAGCGACGAAGAGATACAAGAAGGCGAGCCAAAGAAATATGGCTTCCATACCAACGTTGCTACAAAGCCGAAAATCATCAGTACGCTTGTTAAGGTTATCCGTGAGCAGTTGTATGTGGAACGAGACTCACGCTGTCTTGACGAGTATCTATGCTACGAGAAGAAAAAGAACGGAGCCTTTGGTGCCATCACTGGCAAGCATGACGACTTGTTAATGACACGAGCCATTGGTTTGCATATCAGCTTCTACGAAATGGAGGTTCCGACCATTGTTCCAAGAGTGAAGCGAATGGCAGTGAAGCGCAAGCGAGCCATAAGTGCAGCAACAATATAAACGGCAGAAGGGGAAATACCTCCTGCCGTTTTATATGCTGTTGAACATGTGTCGCAATCGTTTTTTGTTTTTCTCGTAGAAGCGACGCTTAATCTTAGTGACAATAACCCGAGCCGAGTCTGGTGTAAGATAGAATTGTGGAGCAGGCTGACCAACCACTTGGAAGACTATTTCCGAAAGCGGTTTGTTAGGTTGCTCCTTTTTTATGCTGCAAACCCTTCTGTAAATTTCAAGGTACATTTCCCTTGTTGTAGGTCTCATCTTATGCAACGAGTCGCCACGCATCATCTTTCCAATGACGATGCACGCCCTTTCCTCGCTAACCCAAAATCTTGATGCAGGCATGAGTACCACCTTAGTGAAAATTTCAGAAAGCACGATAGTGTCGCATATCGCAATTTGTTCACGATATGCACGCATGAGGTCTTTATCACGTTCCTCTTCATACTCAAATTTACTTCCTTTATGTTTCATTATTAAGTTTCCACCGATGCGGTAAAGTAAGTTGTTTCAGATTGTTATTGCAGCCACTTGACAGTTCAAGTGTATAGACAAAGTTAATGTTTTGTGCTGAAATAAATAAAAGTAATGAACGCCTAAACCATGTTATTTTTGCATCAATAATCATCGAAAAATCAAAGCAAATATGGAAAAGGTTGAAAATAGCCAAGTTAAAAGCAAGCGTGACCAATTCAAGGAGCGCATGAAAGGCAAGTACCCCGACCGTGACTTCGACGACGACGAAGTATTCTTCGGTCAAATCAACGATGATTACGATGATTACGACAAGCAGTTGTCGGGGTACAAGGAGCGTGAGGGCAAGTTCAGTGATATGTTCAGCAGCGACCCTCGTAGTGCTAAATTCCTCATGAACTGGAAGGACGGCAAAGACCCAGCCGTAGAACTCGTCCGCCAGTTTGGTACTGACATTGCCGATGCAATCAACGACCCCGACCGCCAAGAGGAGATTGCCGACGCCAACAAAGAGTTTGTTGAACGTGTCGCCAAAGAGAAGGAACTTGACGGCATCTACCAGAAGAATCTTGAAGAGAGTTTGAAGGTAATTTCCGACTATCAGCAGCAGAACGGACTCAGCGACGAGCAGGTAGACGGAGCAATGGAGTTTCTCATTGGCATTACTCGTGATGCTGTCATGGGCAAGTTCACAGCCGAGACCATTGGTATGGCAATGAAGGCACTGAACTACGACACGGCTGTTGAAGAGGCTAATCACGAAGGCGAAGTGAGAGGCAAGAACACCAAGATTGAGGAGAAGTTGCGCAAGCGACAAAAGGGTGACGGCATTCCTAACCTCAACAGTGGCAAGGGAAGTGGCGCAACTACCAAGCGTTCAAACCGTGGCATCTTCGGTCTTGCAGAGGAAGCCAAGTAGTAAAGCGAGTAAGTAATTATAATTCAAATCCATTAAAATTGTTAAAACTATGGCAGAAGAAGTAAGCGTAGCAACAGGCACCGTAGCCGTAGGTACTGGCACGGCAGGTTTGCAGACCCAGGCAGGTGGCGCACCTGCAACCGTATCGAGTGCAGCCGAAGCAACAGGCGGTATTGATGGCGGTAACTTTGTAGAGGTAGACATCGACGATGAACTTTTTAAGTTCAATTCGGACGACACCCCTCTTATGAACCTCATGCTCAAAGCAAAGAAAGTCAAGATTGACTCTCCCGAGGTAGACCACTTTATGATTGACGAGCCACGCAGCTCTGTAACCACAACCGAAAAACTTGCCGCCACTACTGGCAATACAGGCATCCTTCCGTTTAGCGCAGAAGACCAGAACATTCCACGCCCATACGGCACCTTGCTTGTGGAAGGCGTAGACGGTTATGCAGAAGACGGTAAGACAAAGACCGTAGGCAAGCCTCTGCAGTTGTTCGTTGTGGGTCACGATGCAGCCAGTGGCAACCCCATTGTGCGTGCCGTGAACGGTACGAAGGCACAGCCCACTGACGAGTATTGTAAGATACCCGAAATCCCAGCAGGCACCGTATGTACCATCCTTTCTAACGCTCTCTATGAGACACAGAAAGAAGTAGACCCCGACCTCATTGTTCCTCAGCCCAGTCGAGTATATCTCCAGAAGCGAGGCATGAACCAGATTGTATCTGACTACTTCGACTCTCAGAAGAAGCGCATCCCATTCACAAAGGCATTGATTGCCGAGCAAGCTATTGCGAACTTCAAGGTTCGTGGCAATCGTACCCTTTGGGCAGGTCGCAAGGGCAAGTTCAAGGTGAACGTTCCGAAGTTGGGTATGCAGTATATCTACTTCACCGAGGGCGTGCGTTGGCAGTTCAAGCGTGAGTTGCAGCACAAGGGCAAGTGGACATACGAGAAGTTCATCGCTCTTGCCAAGATGTTCTTCACTGGCGAGGACGTTCCTAAGACCGCCCTTCTCCTTTCAGGCAAGAACCTGCTTGAGGAAATCCAGTGCATCGACTTCTCTAAGCATCCCGAGGTAAACATCACGGTAAAGACCAACAAACTTGGTTGGGAGATTACCAATATCCACACCGTGTTTGGTGACATCGAGATTAAGCGTGAGCCGACCCTTGACCGTCTTGGCTGGAGTAACAGCGGTGCATTGATTGGCGAGGATCGTCTTGTACACTATCAGCGTACAACCGAGCACAGCTTCACCGACCGTGTAGACGGTGAGGAGGCAACACGTACTGGTGTACTCGTTTGGGATGCTCTTGCACTGAAGGGTAGCTGCCACATCTGGATTGACGGTGAAGGCGACGCAGCAACCGAGGGCGCAACAGCCTTCGTTATGTGGGATGCCGAGACCGCACCAGCCGAGAGCGACCTTGTTGCAGGCACCGTATATTATCTGATTTGCGACTGCCCAGGCATCAACGCTAAGGCGCAGAACGGTCAGATGTGGAAGTATGACGGTACTACATGGAGCGAGTTCCACGGAGAGGTTATGGCTACTGAAGAGTAGTCGAGCTTATTGCAGTGAAAAGTTAAACAACACTGGGACGGATGGGTCACACCGTCCGCCCCTTTTTTTGTTGGTATCGCACATTCAAAAAATAGAATAAAGTATGAACGCAAAAAGAAAAACGTATGGAGTTAGTGGCTACATGGAATGGGTTGCACTCATTGAATGCGGTAAGGCTACGGTGAAAGTACATTTCAGCGGAGGCAGTCTTACAGGCTATGGCGTGACACCTGCCGAGTTCACAACTCAAAACCCTATGACACAGGCAATCATAGAGAACAGCAAGGAGTTCAAGAGTGGCAAGATATTCCTCCTTCGAGAGATAGAGGGAACAGGCAAGTTCAAAGAGTTTGTCCGTGGTCAGCACGCCAATGAAGGAAACCATTTAGGTGGACAGGCAGCAACAGCGAGTGCCATTGCAGGAACAGCTCTTGATGCTGACGGCACATCAAAGACACCAGCAGCAGCGTCAGCCGACGATGAGGAGCCTATGAGCGACCCCATCAACGATGAAGAGACGGAGCCAGCCGACAATGAGGAGTCTACTGATGACACGGAAGCAGAAACAGTAGAAGACAGCGAGGCAACCGTAACAGCCGACGGCAAGGCAATCATCGACGTTACAGACCTTGACGATGCTCGTGACTATCTCTGTGAGAATTTTGGCATTGCCCGAAGCAGCCTTCGTAGTAATGTAAGTGTGCCTCGTGCCGCAGAAGAGCACAACATCGTGTTCCGTGGCATCGAGTAGTAGTTAATAGTAACGAGGGGCGGTGCTATTACTGTCAGCACGGCACATGAAACCTGCCGCATTGCAACAGTAGCCGTCCCTTTTTATTCATCCCTAAGAAAACGAACATGAGATACGAGGTTAGTGAGTTGAAGCGTGAAATCCGCATTGCGCTCGACCAGAACATGACCAGTAGCCAGTTGTTGGCAACTGGCGACATCGACACACTTTCTTTGGAGGAAATCATCGAGAGCAAGATAGTCGATGCAGCACGCATCGTAGAGAACCAAGCTCCTTCGTACCTATTGGACGGAGGCAAGGCGTTTGGTGAGAGTATCGGTTGGAAGAGCCGTGTGGGTTATGGCATGGGCTTCATAGCATTGCCCGACGACTTCATGCGCCTCGTTACCTTTCAGATGAGCGACTGGAGCCGAGCCGTGACAGTAGCCATTAGTGAGGACGACCCCTTGTATGCGCAGCAGCAAAGCCGTTATCCAGGCATCCGTGGTTGTCCCCAGAAACCCATCGTCGCCATAACGACCCAACCAATAGGTCAAGTGTTGGAGTTCTATTCCTGCACTGGCGGTTCAAAAGTGTTTTTGAAACGTGCCCGATACATACCCCTTCCACGCATAGAGAAAGGCGGTATAGATTTGTGCGAGAAACTCTACCGAGCCATTGTGTATTACACGGCATACCTTGTAGCATTAAGCACAGGGCAAACCGATTTAGCAGCAAGCATGTCTAACATAGCAAATGAACTGATGAAATGAACGACATCAATAACTTAGGCTCATTCAGCTCCATTGACGCTGTGTGGGCGAAATATCCCGAAGGCGGTAAGGAAGGCGATTTCCTTACCATAGGCGGTGTTAAGCATCGCTGGAACAAGTACGACCAGATATGGGAGAACGCAAACACCGTTACCAGTTCTACGGCTCGCAAGCTGGAGACCGTTGAGGGCGACCTTTCTGTAAACAACGACTTGATAGTAGGCGGAGTGTTGCGTGCAAAAGCTGTCAAGCAACCCAACTGTGGTTTGTTTGAAAGTCTTTCAGCCCTTCAAGCTAAGTACCCCAATCCCGAAGTGGGCATGTGGGCAACCGTTGGCAACACCATCCCAGCGACTGTATATCTGTGTGCCGAAGAAGGCGTATGGAAAAACACTGGACAGACAGGCGGTATAGATAGCCTCGACTGGAGCAGGATCAGCACAATCGAGAGCAATGTCACAACCTTGCAGCAGGAGAATACAAACAGAAAAACCGAGATAGGTAAAATAGACAGCAGTCTGAGAACTCTTATTGCAACAACCGTTGGTAAGAAGTTGAAGTTTGCCCCATTTGCTGGCTTTGTCTCAACTGTAGAAATCATAAAGGCAGGAACATCCCAATGGAACAATATCGTGTGGGACACTGTGCATAAGAAGTTTCTTGCTTGTGTCTTAGCCCCAAGTGACGGTGATTTGCATCTTCCCCAATTTTATGATAGTTGGACTAATCAAAATGACTACACGGATGATTTTGTAACCCCGACCCAGTACAGCATCTTTCACAATACTCTGACAGGCGACATCTACCGATATGACGGCACCAACCTTGTAAGTCTTGGCATCACAGCCGAACGCTTCAACGAGCTTTCAGAAAAGATAAAAGAGTTGCAGGCAAAAGACGTTGCGGAGATAGGCAGCGACGGCAAGTTGGACTCGGCAATAATCCCCGATGAATTTGACGAGATAATTCCAGTAAACTATTGGATGAACAACAGAACCGCCTCAAGTGAAAGTGGTCAGCTTGTTCTAACTCCAATTGCAACAGAAGGAGCTTATTGGTATGCACCGAACACAAAGGAACTCTTCAGAGGAGAAAGCTATGGAGTCGCAGGTCAGTATAAAGTATCTTGGATGAAACTCCAAGCAGACAGGAGCAAATTATACCTTGATCTTACAAACTGCCTTCCTTACATTTGGAAGGGTGGCGACATGGTAGCCATTGCCCCGAAGAACACTCCTGCAAGCATCTTCAACGCCACAACCGAGGTGCCAATAAGTGGCTACTATGTGCTATGCGACAGCGACAACGAGAGCATGAGTGCCATCCATGCAGCATGGAAAGACGAGAAAGCCGTTAGCGGTCTTATCGTTTCCTTCGAGTTGAGCGCAGGCATTTGGAAGACCTACCAATATGTTGGAAAGACAGTAACCGAGAACAACTGGTTTGACACCGACAACTGGAAAGACTTCGGCTCGCTCGCAGCAGGAAGCGAGACCCACCTTGTCATTGACGAGCTTTGCGGCACGCCTACTGGCGGAGCCTATACATTAGGCAGCGCAGTAGATGCGCTTATCGCCTATCAGCAGAAGACAGGCGTGAACTATGCCAAGCGAGGACTGGTGATAAGCTACAAGACTGGTGAGAACGAAATGGAGACCAAGCAGTTCCAGGGCGAGATAAGCGACTTCAAAGAAGTAGGTCTATGGAAAGACTTTGGCGGTGGCGGCAAGCTGACAGCCAAAGACACCTTAGAGAAAGGCGGTGAGGATGCCCTGTCCACTGGTGGCGGCTATAACCTCATCCCCACGAACTTGAAGGTAGACACAGAAACCGAAGGCGTTATAAAGGTCGCTATGGTGAACTCTGCAGGTGACACCATTGGCGACGAGCAGCAGTTTGCCGTAGGCACTGGAACTGGTGGCGGTAGTGGAACTATCATTGCCGTGCAGTGGAAAGAAAACCCATTGTACGAAAAGGCAGGCGGTACGTTCATAGCCGAAGCGTCCATTATGAGTGTGACTAAGGTGGGCAGCATGGAGAACTACAACAGCATCATGAAGGTTGCGTTCGTCAATCGTACCACCAAGAAGACCGTCGCCACCTTTGAACCCAAGAAGGCATCGAGCGCAAGCAACGAAGACTTCTCCTTCAGCTTCGACCTTAGCAGTCTTGGCACAAGTGCAGGCGAGATACCTTTGCAAGCCGTGATAACCGATGATAGCGGTAACACAGCCTCAAAGAATTTGAGTTTGATAGCTGTTGATGTGACATGCGTCAGCGTTCAGACCCTCAACTACACTAAGGACACCTCTCTTGAAGTGAACGGCAATGCCAAGAATATCCCTATGTTCAAGTTTCCGAACAACTCAAGCGACAAGGGTATTCTCACTAAAGTGGAGATGTATCGTGATGGTGAATGGAAGCTGCTGCAGAGTATCACCGTCAGCGACACCTATTCGCATGGTGTGCTTATAAACCCTGCTGGATTATCACACGGAGCCTATGCAATACGCATACAAGGCGAAGACGTGTCGAGTGGCGTAAAGGGCAACGTGCTTCACACCTCAGTAATGGTTATACAGCAAGACGACACGTTGAGCGACTACAACACCCCTATCGTGCTTGCACGCTGGAGTGACGGCAGCAATGGCAAGAAGAAACTTCTTGAAAGCATCGACATTGATGTAGCCTGCTATCAGCGCAACTTGTCAGTTCCGACGGTTGAGATAGAACTGGAGAACGCTACGCAGCACACTAAGGAGACCATTGGCTCCAAAGCCATGAACCGCAACCAGACATACACCATCAGCAAGCGACTGACGACCTACAATCAAGGCGACGAGCTGAAAGTGCGTGCCAAGTGTGGCAGTTCTGTTCAGCCAGAAGATTGCGTGAACACAGTAGAAGGAAGCCTCGTTGATATATCAGAGACGGCAGGTGCATTGTTCGGCATCGACATGACGAGCCGAAGCAATACCGACACCGACAAGAGTATTGTCGCCACCACGTCAGACGGCAAAGAAGTAGAAATCTTTGTCAAGGGCAGTAACTATTCGAGCAACGGGTTTGTGAAGGACAGCTACGGCACCAGCGACTACGGCACCGATGCAGACAAAGGACGCATGGCATTGCGTATTGCTGAGGACGTGACCGCAACAAGTAACATCAAGCCATACTCCAACAGCGCAATCGAGACCAACGGTAGTGCTCTGACCTTCACCACCCAAGTGAAGAACGTAGCTGACCGTAATACAGTGCTCATGAAATGTGCAGGCGAGAAGATGGGCTTTGTGCTAACTGGTGAGAAACTGGTTGTATATACCAATGGTGACACCACGGACGGCAAGACATCATGCACCGTACCATACTCTGTAAATGCCGTACATCGTTTCGACATCGTTGTGGAGCCGACCAGCATAGCCCCCTTCGGTGGTATCGGAATGATAAAGGTGTTCAAAGACGGAGACGAGGCAGGAGCCGTGCCTTACGTTGCAGGACAGTTTGCAGTATCGGAAGCAGCTCTTGAATGGGACGGCACGGATGCCGACATCTATCTGTACAGCTTGAAGATGTGGAACACCTACTATACGTTCAAGCAGGCGTTTGACAACTACCTCGTAGGCTTGACCGACACCGAAGCGATGATCAACGAGTATGAGAAGAACGACGTGCTCGTGAGTCAGAAAGCCGAAGGCGTAACAAAGGACATGCCGAGTATGCAGAAGTGCTTAGATGCAGGACTCTGTGTCGTAGTGCTTACTAAAAATGCCGACACAGCCGACGTTGCGGAGAACTATCCCGACCACTTGGAGAGTCTTGACGGAGACAAGAAGACCACGTTCCTTTTGGACTGGTACGTCTACTTCCCCGACCGACCATGGCAGAACGTGATTATCACAGCCGACCCGACCTCAAATCAAGGTACCACCTCTTCTTTTCGTCCTATCAAAAACAAGAAGGGAAAGCACAAGAAGAACAAGGGCGGTATGCGCATGATGTACACAAGAGAAGAGATAGCCGCAATGTTCCCTGGCAATGAAGAGGTACTTGCTAAGTATGACTTGGCAGCTTCGATGGCAAAGAAGAACAAGCTCCAAGTAAGAGAAGGTGGTCAGTACACCGACATTAGCACTATCAAGGTGGACTATTCAGACTCCTGCGGTGCTCATAACGGAGCCATGATGGAGCTGATGAACGACACCCAGATAGCAATGGGCGAAAAGTACATGACCCCTGCACAGATATACTCTGAGGGCGATTTCAAGATAATGACGAGCATCGACAGTATTCCATGTGCTCTGTTCCGTACCGACCACCAAATGAGCCATACCGACGCTTGCGACCCAGCCAAAGCATACTTCCATGCCAAAGGCAACTTCAATGCAGACAAGGGCGACGCAACCTTCTACGGTTTCCAAAAGGTTAAAGGTTACAATGCCTCCTGCCTAAACTATGGCGACTTCAAGGAGATTGTAACCACGAAAGAGCAGAGCCTTTCCGACTTGAAGCAGCAGGTATTGAGCGACACATCAAAGCTCGTTGCAGGTACAATCTATGTACTTAGTGAATGGTGTGGAGAGAAATACCATGTCATTGAGAATGACGGCAGCGGCAAGATGGAAGAAGTGGGAGCCGTTGATAAGCCGACGGAGACCGTGCATAGCAAAGCCGAGCTTCTTGCAACCAACGTGTCGGAGCTTGACTGGGGTACAGTATATAAGACCAGTGACGGCTACTACATGCAGTACAAGGGCGGTAAGTGGATAGAGACAACTGGCACCATGACCTTCAACAAGCAGACCAACAAGTGGAGTGTTACGGGTAGAGTGGTGAACCCAGTGGAGTGCTACGAGCTTCTGAAGTACGACTATCTGAACTGGATGCAGGGCGTGAACAGTGTCGAAGACATGATGCGTGTGGACGAGAGCAGCGGCAAACCAATATGGATGAGCTACTACGAGAGCCGTTATCCCGACGACGACGACTTGAACGAGAAGTACGAGGCAGGCGAAAAGGTGCCTTATCGTCTGTATAAATGGTTGTCGTTCTGCCAGCAGTGTAACCACCACCTCACCGAGAGCGACGGAGACATCACCATCAACGGTGATACCGTTAGCGGCAGCACGGCAAACCGCCTTGCCAAGTGGGAGAAGGAGCTGCATAAGGAAGCCAACGTACTCAGCGCACTATGCTACACCGTAGCCAGTGACTACAAAGCATCCGTAGACCAACGAAGCAAGAACATGATGATAGCTTTCTACTTGGACACCGACGGACGAGTGAGAATGTATCTGAACCACTGGTATGACGGAGACTGCGTAGACGGCAGTGACAACGACTGCGGACTTACCATTCCCTGGGATATGGATGCACGCACGAGCCACCTCTATCAAGGCTGGGATAGCGTGTTGTTCCAACAGACCTACAAGGCAGGAGCCTTCTGGCTTGACGAGGAAGGAAGCAGCACCGTTACACTAAGCCAAGTAGCAGGAGCCATGCGCTCTGTGACCTACAACAACATCAAGCCATTCAGCGCAAGCGGTTGCTACTACTACTGGGTAACAAAGCGACTGGAGAAGTGGGCAAAGGTTATCTCATCATTCGATGGTGAGCGTAAGTATGTTCAGAACTCCAAAGCATCCGACCAGTACTTCTACGCCCTGCATGGTCTTCGACTCGATGACCTCCCCGACTATCAGCGGAAGCGTTTCGAGTTCTGCGACGGTCAGTATCAAGTTGGCGACCTTTATACAAACCCATTCAAGGCTCGTATGATGGGCAAGATAGAGATAACCATCACGGCAGCGCAAGACGGCTTCTTCGGACTTGGTGAGGATAGAGCGGATATGTGTGCCGACTCGTGCCACCTGCTTGCAGGCGAGAGCTATACTATGCGTGTTAGCGATGCACAAGAAAGCGGTAAGATGATATACATCTTCGGAGCCAGCAAACTTGCAAAGCTCGACATTTCCAAGTGTACCCCGAAGTCGGACGGCTTCTCGCTGGAGTATTGCACGTTGCTTGAAGAGTTGATAGTAGGAGGCGAAGCATACAGCCCAGCCTACACCACTGGACTTCTGACAGGCTTGAACTTGCCAACAATGCCGTTCTTGAAACGTATCGACATACGAAACACGAAGATAGCCGTGTTGAGTGCAAAGAACTGCCCTCGTCTAAAGGAAGTGCTTGCCGAAGGCAGCAGCTTAAAGACCTTCACCCCTGCAGAGAGTGCTCCTATCAGCGTGCTTCACCTTCCTTCGACCATGACCTCATTGCAGTTTGTGAACCTACCGTTGCTGACATATCCTAATGGTGGCTTGACGATAGGCGGCATGAGCGACGTGACAAGGTTTGAGATACGGGGTTGTGACAAAATCGACACCATGACTATGCTGAAAGATGCAATCAGTGGCGGTGCGAGGATAGCAGAGATTAGCTGCAAATTGGGCAATGTGCGTAGCGACACAACGCTACTGCAGTCGCTCATTGACTCTGGTGCAAGAGGCATAGGCAGCGAGTTGAAAGACAAGTGTGATGGACTGACTGGACGCTACATCTTGACACAGATGATAGAACAAAGTCTGTACAACACATACAAGAACTACTTCCCCGAGCTTGAACTTCACAATGCGCTGTACACCCAGTACACCATCAGCGACCTTGAGCAAGACCCTCAGAACATCACGAATGAGGACAACAAGACAGGCTACAAGTACAAGAACAAGTACGTGCCAAGTGGTTACATCAACATCATACGACGCTATTGTGTGCCAGTGCAGGCAACGCCAAACAAAGACGGTAGTGCCGTAACGATGAAACTCTTGAAGAAGAGCGACAACACCAAGTATCACGATGGTACGGACTATGACTACACCGACAACTTGGGACAAGGCTTCGACTCGTTGGCAAGGTTCTGTCACTTCTGGTACAAGGGCATCAATGACATCAAGGTGCAAGAGAAGCATATCCTGCTGAACTATGGAGCCGAGGAGCCAGTGGCATCATGGACAGAGAAAATCAGTGGCAGACTTGCAGGACTCATCTACAGAGTAGGTGTCGGCATATCTCTCAACTCTGTAACAGTAGGTCAGCCCTTCACCGAAGACGTGATGTCGTCAGTAGCGAGCTGTTCAGTGTACCGCATAGATGTGCGAGGCATGAAGCAGGTAAGATACTACGGTTTGAATAACGCTATGTTTGGTGGTGTGTTCATAGGCGACGATGACGTAGTAATCGAGAAGGCGCAAGTATCTGTCACAGGTACAGCGATGTCACCTCTTGACTTCTTAGAAGATGATTATCTCTTCCGTGA